CGATTGGCCGAGCTTGTTACCCTTACAAGGGATGAAGACGGCAAATTGCAAATTGAAGATGTCTTAGGAGACATTCTGGGCAACGTTAAGGGCAACGTCGGGCGCAGCGTCATAGGCAACGTCGGGTTCAGCGTCACGGGCAGCGTCGGGGGCTACGTCGGGCGCAGCGTCGGGGGCAGCGTCGGGGGCAACGTTAAGGGCAGCGTCAAGGGCAACGTCTTGGGCAACATTAAGGGCAGCGTCATAGGCAACGTCGCGGGCGACGTCATGGGCAGCGTTGGGGGCAGCGTAAGAGGAACTGTTCACGGGCGCGTTTTAAACATCAAACAACAAAAGGAAGCACCATGCAAAACCACATCAAAGAAATCACAAAATCTATAGGCCGGGAAGAACTGGCCGAAGCGCTGGGCCTCAGTGTTCACAGCGTCAAGCGGGCCGAGGAAGCGCGGCAGTTTCCGGCAAGCTGGTTTGTTGTGGTAAAGCACATGGCACCGCAAGCAACTATGAACGACTTTGCGTTTAAGAAGGTGCCAGGTGCATGAATGTACTATTTGCGGTGCGGGCGCTGTTATCGGCATTGGCTTGCCGGGATTGCGTTCACAGAAAACCCGTCAAGGCTATAAGTGGGCCTGCCCCGAGCATATTGAGCAAGTCAGAGCGCAGCGTGACGCCGTTTTACGCGCTTCGTTTGCGGCGCGCCAGACTTATCAGCAAGATAGCAAAGGCAAAGAAAGCGCACAGCAAAGTCTCCCACTATGAGGCGGAACTGCGAACCGTGACAGCGAGGATTTTGGCCGGATGATTAAACGCAAGGAAATCATAGGCGACCAAACGCTTATTTTAGGCGATTGCTTGGAGGTAATGCCGACACTTGGCGAGTTTGATGCGCTCTTTACGTCTCCACCCTACAATTGCGGGAAAGACTACGGGTCTCACAGAGACAACCTGTCATTAAAAGAATATAAGGGTTTTTTAAAAGCGTCTTTAGCCCATCCGTCGCGCGTTAAAATTATCAATGTCGGCCAATATCAAGGCAGCAGGGGGTCGAGAGTAAGCCTACCTGCTCTTGTGCAAAACGCTGTTAAGTCTTTCCCCGCAGACGAGGTGCTTTGGGATAAAGGGCCAGCGAATGGGGCCGCTTGGGGAAATTATCCAAACAGCCCAAGAATACGAGCGCAACACGAAAGCATTTTAGTTTTTGGCAACCTCACGATGACAAACGGGAATGGCCTAACGTGGGGCGAGTGGTCACAATTCACAACAAGCATTTGGCGCATACCCGCAAATGTAGACTTGAAAACGCATCCCGCAATGATGCCGTTAGAGGTCGCAAGGCGCTGTATTGCGCTTTGGTCAGATATTGCCGGAAATGTTTTGGACCCTTTTATGGGCAGCGGAACAACCCTAGTCGCCTGCCAAAAGCTAGGCCGCAAGGGGACAGGGATTGAATTGGATCCCGAATACTTCGACATAGCCTGCAAGCGCGTTGAGGAAGCCGCGCGTCAGCCCGATCTGCTTGTTAAAGGCCCCGAGCCACAACCGCAGCAAGAGAGGTTTGACTTGTGAAAATCACCATACCATGGCCCCCGTCCAAGACAACCAAGAACGGATCTCAAGGCAACTATTTCGGAAAAGCGCGTGCCGCAAGAGCCTACAAGACCAATTGCGCGTCGGAGTGCAGGGAACAGCGCGTTAAGCCTATGAACCTTGCAAGCGGCGATACGCCTGTAAAAATTACTTACTATCCGCCAAACAATCGCCGAGTTGATTGGGACAATTTGGCGGGCCGCGCGAAACAAGGCTGGGACGCCATAGCAGAAGCAACCGGCGTTGATGACGGGAGGTGGTGGCCCGTTACGTGCGCCAAGGGTGCAGCTGTTAAAAATGGCAAAATTGTCGTAGAGTTTTTAAAATAAGTGGGGCGGCGAGATAAATGCGGGGAAATTCTAAAAACCCGCAAATCTCAAACCGCCCCGGTCGAGGTAGAAAGGAAAGGCAAAGCCCCCGACGAAAATTAACATAGCGGAACGATCTAAGGACGCAAGCCCCCAACGGCATTTGCCTATGTTGAAATGAGAAAGCCTTGCCCGTATAAAAAGCGGGCAGGGGAGTGTAGCACCACTCGACCCCGCCCAAACATAACCGGCTGAAGAGGAGTGCGGCCATGAATAACACCATTTTAGCGCGCACCAATACGATGGGCAACCCGCCATGAGCGGCTTTGTCACGATTGACCGCAGCGTGTTTGGTCACGGCTTTTTTCCCAAGGAAAAAATGTCAGAACGAGAGGCTTGGATATGGATTATTCAAAACGCCGCTTGGAAGGATACACAGCACCGCGTTGGGGGGAAAATCTTACCCGTGCCGCGCGGTTCCTTTATGACGACGCTGCGAGAGTTGCAGGCTGTTTTTTGTTGGAAATCAGATACTAAGGTTCGCAACTTTTTGAAGCGATTGGAAGCCGAACGCATGATCGAACGCACCGCGTGCGGTCCCAAAAACGCACCAAAAACGCACGTAACTATCTGTAACTATGAAGAATATCAGACTTCGGGCCGCACGAAAAACGCACCAGAAACGCACCGAACGCGCCACGAAAAACGCAGTAAAGGAACAAGTATAAACAATAAACAAGATACACCTTACGGTGTATTGGCAAAGCCCGTTTCAAAAGGGACGCGATTGCCTGACGATTGGGCGCTTCCAAGTCAGTGGGGCCAGTGGGCGGTTGGCGAGGGATGGGAGCCAGATCAGATCCGAACCGAGGCCGACAAGTTCAGAGATTATTGGGTCAGCGTTTCCGGGCAAAAGGGCGTCAAACGCGATTGGCTTGCGACTTGGCGAAACTGGATGAGAAACAGCAACACACCAAAGGGAAAATTAAATGCGACAGCTAACGACAGAAACCGACTCTCACCAGCAAGCGCTAGCCATGAAAACCTTTTTGCGGGGTTCGCTATCGCAGGTCAGCGAGGAACACCGCCCAATGGTGGAGAAGCTGATGAAGCCAGCGGACAGGGAATGGACTTCGGGCAGAGTGGCGACACTTCTGGCGAGCTACTTCGTTTCCCAGCTTCCGGCGAACATCCAAGCGGCGATTGCTGAGGATTGGCTTGCCGAATTACAATCTTTCCCGGCATGGGCGCTGCAAGAGGCGTGCCGCTGGTGGCTGTCAGCCGACAACCCAGAACGCAAGCGAAAGCCGCATCCTGGCGACATTGCGGCAAAGGCGCGGCAAGAAACCTTGATTGTGAAATTGGCTAACGAAAGGCTAAACGACCGACTGAAAAGCAAACAGGCAAAGCCAGACGCGAAAGAAGGCCGAGTGTCTGGGTCGACTGCAAACGAGATTATCCGGCAAGCGGGACTTGCAAAGCGGATTAACAAAAATTGACCTATTTTCAACAAAACGCTTGCGACCAATTTTTTTGCGTGTAGGTTGTGGATAGGAAAAGAAAGGTAACGACATGGCATTCACGCACAACATCAAGACGAGTTACGACAAACCGCCAATACCGACGCGAGACCACGATTGGTCAGCGTGGTTTGATTGGGCCAGCCCAGACGATGACCATTTCATCAGCGGGAACGGAGAAACAGAACAGGCAGCGGTTGCGAATCTCATTGCAAAGGCAGCAAAGGCAAACGAACCGCGCTATCACGGCGAAATTGTTGATATGGCCTTTGAATTTTGGAGCGCGCCAAAGTGGCAACCGATTGAGACTGCGCCGAAGGATGGGACGGAACTTTTGTTGTGGAATGATACAGGGCTGTCAATTGGGGAATGGCAAGGCTTAGAAGAGGATCAACTTGATCAACCCGGACATAACCCCGGATGGTACGGAGTAGGCTTGTCAGCTGATCCTATGATGTGGGGCAGGACGGATGAGTTTGGTTTTAAAGGGACTTGTTTTCTTTACGAAGCTCAAGGCCAACCCACCCGCTGGATGCCCCTGCCTAACGCACCAAAGAAGGGCGGAGCCGATGCGTAACTGGACAAACGAACAATTCAGAGAGGCTGGCTGGAAATGGGTGCTGCGCTTTAAAGGCAAGCCATTGCCTTTAGGGAGGCGTCCAATGGGGCGAGGTTCACGCTGGAGGCCAACTTTGGATATGGCAAAGAAGATGACGGCGCTGGTGGCGAGGGTGAAGGATTTGCCATGAACGTGATTGCCCCAGCGGTAGAGGAAACGCAGCAACAGGCTATCCCGAAGTGGGAGCCGGATGATGAAGAGTGATATGACGGACGGAATGCCAAAAGAAATTTGTGCTTGGCCTGACTATGATGGTGATGTTGATGGGTATTGAGCCGCTTGGTCAAATTAAAGCGATAAAGTCCCTGCATCGGGTGTGGTTAGGTATCGCCGAGGTGACACGGCGGGCCGGATCAAGTCTTTAGTTTGGGAAGAGGATAAGCATTGGAGGCACAGAGGAATGCCGCCCGTTGCCATTGGTCGGTTTTGCTTCAACGTCATGCAGGACGGACGCGGCTTATGGTATGTTGCAGGGCGTCTAGAGTCCCACCAAGCTCTTGATTTGGCAAAAGCTCAGGCGCAGTCAATATTTGATCGCATGGTAAGTGGGTGTTTAGAGCAATGACACGGAATAAAGCACAACAAAGGGGCGGTGATATGGGGGCGTTGGTCTTTGAGGGTTTTCTTGAGGTTCGGGGCAACAGGGAGCCTTTGTTTTCAACATCAGATCGTCAATACGCCTTTGACATGGCCAGCGTTGCAAAGCGCGCAAGTGGCGGCAGGGGTGAGGTGGTAATGTTTATTGTGGAGGGTGGTTGCATCCTGAATGAGGTGTTGGATTGGGAGCATCCTGACTTTCCAAGGGACAGGCTCCGGCTGCCTCTGATGAGTGAGTGATGCAAAGCACATGGGACTACACCACCAGCCCCGTTGCTTGGTCCTACAAGCAGGATCGCAGCTTTGCATCCTTCATCATCGGCCCGGTTGGATCGGGCGCGGAGATCATTGATCAGAATTTTCCCCAATACCAAGGCGTCCGCCTTACCTCGGCCGAAGTTCTCATTCACTACCGTGGGGCCACGCAAAACGTGGACTGCCCCATTGAGGTGATCCCGGCCGCTGGCCGTTTCTGGATCATCAACCCGTGGATGGAGAACCTAGTGGCGCTGTCCAAGGTGGACGCGGGAACCATAGACATGCAATCCTTAACCTATACCGCGAAGCGATGGGGGTTTAATATGGCTAAATCTGTCGAGCCGATTGTTCCGAAAAATATGACCCTAAACGAGGTTATTGCCTACGATGGGCTGCGCAAAGCTCAGTTCTTAGCGCATCAAACGGCAAGTAAGGCCGGATGGTATAAAAACCCAGAGACGGGCGAAAATATTCAGCGCAATTTTGGCGAAGTTGTGGCGCTTATGCATTCTGAACTTTCAGAGGCGCTAGAGGCCGACCGCAAAGGGCTTTTTGATGACAAGCTGCCCCATAGGGACGGTCGGGAGGTTGAGTTTGCAGATTGTATCATTCGCATTCTTGATACCGCCGATGCGCTAGGCCTTGATTTAGCTGGAGCGTTCATTGAAAAAAACAGATTTAACAAAACGCGTTCTGATCACAAAATTGAAAATCGCGCAAAAGGAGGTAAAAAATATTGATGGCTGGATCTATTAACAAGGTGATCCTCATTGGCAACCTGGGCCGCGACCCAGAGATGCGAATTTTCAACAACGGGGGCAAGGTATGCAAATTGCGTATCGCTACGTCCGAGACTTGGAAAGACAGCCAAACTGGCGAGCGCCGCGAAAAAACAGAATGGCACTCAATCGCCATCTTCCAAGAAGGGCTTGTTCGCATTGCCGAGCAATACCTACGCAAAGGCTCAAAAGTATACATTGAGGGCAAACTGCAAACGCGCAAGTGGTTAGATCAATCCGGTCAAGACAGGTATTCAACTGAGGTTGTTCTGCAAGGATATGACGGCGTTTTGACCATGCTCGACGGTCGCAGCGAAAACGGGGGCGCGCCATCCTATCAGGATCCGCCCGCCCGCTCAAACGACCTTGATGAAATCCCGTTCTAATGGTATATATTTACATATACCATTTTGGTGGGGGCGAGCGTGCCAAATGTATGTAAAATTTGCGGGGTGACTGACACAGACGCCCCGTTTTATTCTGGGGTTTCAAGTAGGTGCAAAAAATGCCACAAAGCTAAAACACGCGAAAATCGCGCGGCAAATGTAGAATACTATCGAGCTTATGACGCGAAAAGGTATCAGCAAGACCCGAGGGTAAAAGAAAGGCACAATCGCTATGCGTTAACCGATGCAGGAAAATCATCATTGGCAAAAGCCAGGAAGAAATGGCAAGAAGCAAACCAAGAAAAGCGCGCGGCGCATGTTATCTTGGGGAACGCCGTTAGGGACGGAAGGGTTTTAAAGCCAAAAAAATGTCAAGAATGTGGTGCGCGCGGAACGATACACGGGCATCACCACGATTACGCAAGGCCGCTAGACGTAGAATGGCTTTGTCCAAAGTGCCACAAGAAACGGCACAACCATTAATCCCATTTTAACTCAACGCCTGCCGCTCACTGATGCGGGCAAAACAAAGAAAGGCAGACATGACTGCGCCTATGCATGCACAGGGCGCGCTACCAACAATCGCCTCGGCGCATAGCCCGCGTTGGGGCAACCACAGAAAGGAAAAACCATGGGTTATACATTAAAAATAGGCGAACTCGAAATGCAGTATTGGCAGGACGAAGACAGGCCTGAAATTCATCTGTCGGCCAAGAGTTTTAATCATGACGACGCCCCCGCATTTGGCGAACCAACAGACGGACAAAGCCAGCGCTGGCCGTCTTACAGATCGTGGCGCGAGTTCACTATAAAGGCTGGACTGCACGCCCTGTTTTACGGAACGGAAGAAGGCTCAAAAGAGTTGGTGCGTGATGACGCTTTAATCGCCGCGCATCCCGGTTGCGTTCCGCTAACAGAGCGACACCGTGCCGAAGTGAACACAGCACTTGAGCGCTGGAAGAAAAAATACCCCGACGCTACTCCAACATATGGAAGGCCCGCACCGGAAGGCGTTTGCAGTTTTACGTGGCACGACAAAGAAAACCCCGAAGAAAACTCTTATATGTGCCGCCTAGTATGGTTGCATTATTGGGTTAATTGGGCGCTGGATAACTGCCACAGGCCAGTTTTTGAAAACAGTTGAGGAAAGGAAAGCAAACCAATGACTGAACTAGACAAAACAATTGAGGATTGGCGCGAGCATGGAACGCCGAGGCCGTGGATCACATACCAACGTAACGGCTCAAGCCATATTCATTTTATATCCAAACCCAATAGGGCGATGCCTTTGGCAAGGACCGAACCGATGCCGATCAAGTATCAATGCGAAGAATGGCGGGCGTCAAACGCGGGCTTCATAGCCGCCGCCCCCGCAATGGCTGACGAGATCGGTCGATTGAAATCCCGCATTGCTGAGTTGGAGGCAAAGCTATCTAATGCGATGGAGGCGCTTCGTCTTATTGATGAAACCATCTCTTGGGAATAAATCCAAGCGACTACGATCACCAAGAAGTGTGCGATATGAACACAAATTGGTGTGAGGTGAAGAACATAGTTTATGATGTTCTGGCGGGATGCAAGGGAAAACAGAACAAACAAAGTCTTGATAAACCGCGCATTTTTGGCGTAAATTGAGAAGGCAAAGGAAGGGAAAGCCATGCAAATCAGAACAGTTAAAGTCGCAGACTTTGGCGGCGTAAGTCACGCAGAGCCGATTGCGCAACAGATTTCATTGCCATGTGAGCCTTGGGAAAACCCATCGCCGCGCACGTCGTATCAGCGCCGCCCAGAGTTTTGGGCGTTGGTTGAAAAGGTCAAGCGCAGGCTGACGGAAACACCGACAGAAGCCGCAGTCATTGCCAGATTGATGCGCGCTAGATCGTCTGACGTTTCGCGCGCGTTGTATTGCCTAGCGGAACAGCGCGAGGCCGTTAGGGAAATGTCAAAGACAGGTTGCGCAATCTTGTATCGGAGGGCGTAAGATGTCGCGATGGAAAAGAACGACAAGCGAAACTGTTTCGATGGTGGGAATGGACGCTTTGACAGCCGTTAAGGCAATTATGAGCCAAAACCCAAAAGAGAGAACGCGCAAAGATATCAGAACGGCGGCTCTGGACCGCAAGCTAAAGTTGAGGCTGAACCAAATCCAAGTTGCGCTTGATTGGTACAAGCAAGAAGGCTTTATCGCTTCGGAGCAGGTTTGCGATCTTATTGTTTATAAGTGGGTGGCTAAGACATGACACTTTCGGAAGAAATCAACAAGATGATGGGCCAGCATAACCGCATGTACGCGCAAACGCTTGCCGAAAACTTAGGCCGCGACATCAACGAAATCTGCGCGGTTGTCCGGCAGATGCCCGACCTAAAACTGCATGAGGTCACGCTGACAATCACCAAGCGTGGTCCAGAGCATGACGATCCGCACGACGAAATAACGGGGGTTCCGGTATGACTGACCTGACAAAAATCACAACGCCACTTGCTTTGCTGGATGGTAAAACAAGGAAAGCTCTAAAGGCACACGGCGGGCCTTATGAGGCTTGGTCCCAAAATTGGTGCAAAAAATGGTATTTTATAAACGGTACTCCATCTAATTGGAATTCGAATACTGTTTATCGCGTTGCGCCGAACACCAAAGACAGCATCAACTGGGACCATGTGGCTAACGAGTTTATTTGCATGGCGAGGGATGATAACGGCAAAGTTTATGCTTACACCAATAAACCAAATTGCGGTGACAAAGTTTGGAGCGAGCCTGGCGATATAGATAGTTGTGCAGGAGTTGATATTTTAGCCAGCTACAGAGTTGATATTTTAGCCAGCTACAAGCGCGGAACATGCGATTGGAAAGACAGCCTAGTGTTTCGTCCAGGGCATGAGCCAAAAGAAGAACAGAACGATGATTAAGATTGCACTTTTTGCAGCGGTGCAAATCGTGCTGTATTTTCTAACTGCCTATATCGCTTGGGATTTGGCGTGGGTTGTTAGCTTAGGTGAAGAAGTGGCTGAGTTGCGGTTTGTAACGGTTTCTCTTTGGGCGTTAGCTTCTACCTGCGCTTGCCTATTTATCTGGCATCTGTAAGGCCAATCAATAAAACGCTTGACCCATCCAGAAGCACACGATAGCGTAAGCATACGAACTGAAACTTCGTTAGATTCTCTCTCCTACTAGCCCCGCTTTATGTGGGGTCTTTTTTTTGGGTGGCGCGAGGTGTAAAGTAAGGGCATGAAAAATAAAGTTCCCGACTATAAACAAGCATTAGTGGCCGATCTCATTCCATACGCGCGCAACAGCCGCACGCATTCGGATGCACAGATTTCAAAGATTGCAGCGTCGATTAAAGAGTTCGGCTTTCTTAATCCAGTTATTACAGATGGGCAAAACGGCATCATAGCGGGTCATGGGCGCGTGCAGGCCGCGCAACGGATCGGAATGGACGAAGTGCCAACGCTCGAAGCCGCGCACTTGTCAGAAGCCCAGAAGCGCGCTTACATCATCGCAGACAACCGCCTGGCGCTTGATGCGGGTTGGGACGATGAAATGCTGCGCGTTGAGTTCATGGATCTGGAAGCCGCTGATTTTGACTTATCGCTCACGGGCTTTGAATTGGACGAAATTTCGGCACTTACAGCGAACGAACCTGCCGAAGGGCTTACCGATGAAGACGCAGTGCCGGAAGCGCCAGAAGACCCCGTGACGGTTGAAGGCGATGTGTGGTTGCTTGGGCGTCATCGTTTGATGTGCGGGGATAGCACCAGCATCGATGCGGTTGAAAAGCTGATGGATGGAATGAAGCCAAACGCGGTATTTACTGATCCGCCTTATGGAATTGGCCTTGACAAAGAAGGGCAGAAACTTGGCAAAAGTCAAGCATATGGCGCAGTATTAAACGACCATAGCGGGGAGGTGGCAAAAGACGCTTTTGCTTTGGCAGTTTCTATGCGTGTTCCAGAATTGTATTTTTGGGGGGCAAATCATTATTCGTCATGCTTGCCGGATTCTTCGTGTTGGATAGTTTGGGACAAGCAAGGCGGAAAGTCGGTCACCTATGCAGATTGTGAACTTTGCTACACCAACATTGAAAAGCCTGTCCGAATGTTTACCCATATTTGGGATGGTTTTCGTCGTGATACTGAAAAAGGCGAAAAAAGAGTTCACGCTAACCAGAAGCCGGTCGGTCTGTTTGTTGATATTTTTTCAAAGTTCAATATGGGCCAGGTCGTCTTTGACATGTTTGGCGGTTCGGGTTCAACGCTGATGGCCGCTGAGAAAACAGATCGCGTGTGTTATATGGCTGAATTAGATGCGCGTTATTGCGACGTGATAATCAAACGCTGGCAAGCCTTCACAGGCCAAGAGGCAACGCACGAAGCCAGCGGCAAAACCTATGCGGAGTTAGGCAATGGCAGGACGTAAACCGCACAAGCCGACCGACACAAATAGGCAACTAATCAGCCTTCACGCAACCGTGGGAACGCCGCGCGCAATCATTGCCGACATTATTGGCATCGATGAAAAAACAATGCGCAAATATTACCGCGAAGAACTTGACCAAGCGACGGCCAAGGCAAACGCAACAATCGGCGGCGCGCTGTTCAACAAGGCAAAGAACGGCGACACAGCCGCGCAAATCTTTTGGATGAAGACCCGCGCACGTTGGCGCGAAACCAACGACCTAAACCTGACATCGGAAGACGGCAGCATGTCGCCCAAGCCCGCGCTGGACATGTCAAAGCTAAGTGACGAAGCGCTCAAGGAAATAGTAGAGACATTTGGCACTGAACCTGACGCCTGATAGCGCGCTTGATGCGGAGCGGGAACTATGCAGGCGGTCCTTTCCGTATTTCATCCGCAGGGCGTGGTCTTCAATCATACCAGACCGCTTGCAATGGAACTGGCACATTGACGCCATAGGCGAACACTTGCAGGCGGTGCAGCGTGGCGAGATAAACCGCCTATTGGTGAACGTCCCGCCAGGTACGTCAAAAAGCACAATCATCGGCGTTAAGTTTCCGGCTTGGCTATGGGGGCCAGCGGGCGACCCGTCGCATAGGTACATAGGCGCGGCGCACGAACAGGGCCTTGCGGTCCGAGATAACCGCCTTATGCGCGAACTGGTGCTTTCTCCTTGGTATCAACGCCTATGGCCTACGTCGCTCAAGGGCGACCAAAACGAAAAGCTTTACTTCGAGAACGATAGCCGAGGCTTCCGGCAAGCTTGCGCGGTCAAAAGCATGACAGGCCGCAGGGGGCATACTGTGGCTTGGGATGACCCGCTTTCCCCGGAAAAGGCGAGCAGCCCAACCGAGCGCGAAACCGCGTTGCGCGTCTTGTCTGAAACCGTGCCGACCCGCTTAAACGATCCGGCCACGTCTGCAATCCTTGTAATTATGCAAAGGCTGCACGAAAACGACCCATCCGGCCACATCCTAGCATCAGAACTTGGCTATGAGCATGTTTGCATCCCAATGGAGTTTGAGCCTAGCCGCAGGATATACACATCAATTGGCTGGACGGATCCGCGAACAGAAGAGGGCGAATTACTCGACCCTGTGCGCTTTCCGCAGCACGTCATTGACCGGGACAAGAAGGCGATGGGGTCTTACGCATGGGCGGGCCAGATGCAACAAAGGCCATCGCCAATGGGCGGCGGCATCTTCAAAGACGAATGGTGGCAGTATTACAAAATCGCCCCGGCGATTGAATGGCGCGCAATCTATGTGGACACAGCGCAAAAGACCAAGCAGGAAAACGACTTCACAGTTTTTCAGTGTTGGGGCCGATCAAAAGAGGGTCGCGCTATCATGCTAGATCAGGTTCGAGGCAAATGGGAAGCGCCCGAATTGCTGGTGCAGGCCCGCGCATTCTGGGCAAAGCACAAAGACAGCCATCCCGCGCCATTGCGCGCCGTCAAGATTGAAGACAAGGTAAGCGGAACGGGTCTAATCCAGACGCTCAAGCGCGAAGGTGGCGTGCCTGTGGTGGCAATCCAACGTGACAAAGACAAGCTGACACGGGCGCTAGATACGGTCGCTTTTATAGAAAGCGGCAACGTGCTACTACCAGAGCAAGCGTCTTGGCTATCTGATTTTTTGGCCGAGGCTTCCGTATTTCCAAACGGGGCGCACGACGACCAGATTGACCCCGCTATGGATGCGATAACGGATATATGTCAACAGCGAGCCGAGGTTCGCGTTAGAGGGCTTTAATATGGGTTTTTTTGACTTCATGCGGGCGCAGCCAGCGGAGACAAAGGAAAGCCAAGCGCAGTGGGTTCACGTTGTCAGCCCCGGTCAACCTGTTTGGACGCCGCGCGATTACGAACACTTTGCCAAAGAAGGCTACATTGAGAACGTGGTTGCTTATCAGGCAATCAACAAAATTGCCGAGGCGGTTGCATCTGTGACTTGGGAAGCGTTTAGGGGCGAAACAAAACTAACAAAAGCGCCAATACTTGATTTGATGACTAAGCCAAACCCAACTCAATCAGGGCCTGAGCTTATTGAACAGTTTACGGCGTACTTGATGATTGCTGGCAACGGATACCTTGAGGGGCTAACCGTTGGCGGCGAAACGCGTGAGATTTACGCGCTGCGGCCCGACAAGATGAAGATTGTTCCTGGCTTGCGCGGTATGCCTATTCGCTACGAATACGGCGACGGGGCAAAAAAACAATGCTGGGACGTTGACCCAGACACGGGCAAGTCAGACATTCATCATCTAAAGCTATTTCACCCAACAAATTCTTGGTATGGCCTAGCGCCGACCGAGCCAAGCGCGTTTTCCATTGATCAACACAACGAAGGCATGAAGTGGCAACAAGCCCTATTGCAGAACAGCGCCCGCCCTTCCGGCGCGCTTGTGGTTGACGCGCAAAAGGGCGATTTGAGCGATGATCAATTTGAGCGGGTCAAAGCGCAGGTTGAGGCGCAATATTCCGGCGCTTCCAACGCGGGCCGTCCTATGTTGCTTGAAGGCGGCATGAAGTGGCAGGCCATGGGCCTCTCGCCGTCTGATATGGGCGTGATTGAAAATAACAACGCGGCGGCTCGAAACATCTGCCTTGCGTGGGGCGTTCCTCCTCAGCTTTTGGGCATTCCTGGCGACAACACATATTCAAACTATAGACAAGCCCGCCTTGCGTTTTGGGAAGACACGGTCATGCCGCTTCTTGGCAAGCTTGGCTCGTTCATGTCGCGCCACTTCACTGATGGCGAAATTGCATTGCGGCCAAACCTCGAAAAAATCCCGGCGATTGTAGACCAGCGGGAAACCTTGTGGAAAATGGTTAAAGAAAACGAAAACCTAACCGTGAACGAAAAGCGCGAGACTATGGGATATGAGCCGGTGCAAGGCGGCGACGTGTTGCTAGTGCCAATGTCGCAAATTCCATTGGATGAGGCTGGCATGAGCGCGGCGCGCGGCGAAGAGCCAACAGACATTGAGGAAGCAAAGGCGCTGGCGCTTTCCGCAGGCTACGGCGATCTGTATAAATGAAAAGAACGCTTTCCGGCGTCCCCATGCACCGCGAGCGGCAAGCGCAATTGCGCATTCTGGACCGATTAGAAGCGCGTCATGGGCGCAAGTTTCGGGCAGAGATACGCAGGGCCAGTGCAGCGATGATTGCGGCCTATCGGGCAACCGGATCAATGCCCGCCCTGCCAGAAGACCATGAAGGCAAAATGCGCACAATCTATCTTGCGCTTGCGATTGATGCCGTGTCAGCATTTGGCGGGCGTATTATTGACCAAGCCAAACATGCGGGGCTTGGTTTGGAGCGCAAGTCATTCGTGGATTTGTTTCAGCGGATTGCGCTTGATTTTATTCAAAGCGAAATGATTAGACGCCGCATTGCAATGGTATCGCAGACCACACGACAGCAAATCGTTGACCAAATTATAAAAGGGCAAGAGAACGGCCTAAGCGTTGATGAGATTGCCCGCTTAATCACCGACCGCTTGCCTAGCTTTACCAAGTTTCGCGGCGCGCTGATTGCCAGAACGGAAACGCACGCAGCGGCAAACACCGGAGCGTTCGAGGTGGCAAAGCGCACGGGGTCGGAATACAAAAAAGAATGGATCAGCGTTGAGGACGAACGCACTCGCGACTTTGGCGAGGGCGACCGCGAGCAGGACGAATTTAACCATCGCGAAATGGATGGGCAGATTAGACAGCGGGAACAGCCTTTTGATATGCGGCACAAATCAGGCGATATTTTTAAGATACAGTTTCCCGGCGCTCCTGCTTTGGCTAATGGCGCGCCATCACCTGGCGGGGCTGTTATCAATTGCCGTTGCGCGGTTGGTTATTTTCTGGACATCTAAAGCGTTATAAGGGGGTTTATAGACCTTAATCGCCTCGCGTGATAAAAAACCTTTAAATTTTGCGGGGCGTTCTATGGAAAAATTAAACACAGCCTTTGAATTTAAGAAATTGCCGGATGATGACGGCGTATTTGAAGGTTATGCGTCCGTTTTTAACGTTGTTGATAATGGCATGGACGTTGTCGCGCGCGGGGCATTCACCAAATCGCTTGCAAATCGCAAGCCCAAGATGCTTTGGCAGCACGAAATGGACCAGCCGATTGGCGTTTGGGACGAAATGCAAGAAGATGAGCGCGGGCTATACGTTAAGGGCCGCATTTTGAAGGACGTGCAGCAAGGCCGTGAAGCCATGGCGCTAATAAAAGCGGGTGCGATTGACAGTATGTCGATTGGCTACATTACAAAGTCATCAAGCGAGCAAGGCGGCGGGAATATTCGCCAACTTGACGAGGTGGATTTATTTGAGATCAGCCTTGTTACCTTTCCCATGTTGGATGACGCCAAAATCACGGCGGTCAAGTCCATTCAAACAATTCGAGATTTTGAAAAAACCTTACGGGACGTTGGGTTTTCTCAGAAAGAGGCCAAAGCCATTGCGGCTGACGGCTACAACGGTCTGGCAGATCATCGGGACGATGTGGCGCGTGTGACTGACACCGAAGGGCAAAAGGCCCTTATGGATCAACTCAGACAGCTACAGGAGACGCTACAAAATGTCTGATGAACTTGATATGAAGATGATTGCAAAGGCCGTCGAAGATGTGAACAAAGCATGGGAAGCTGAAAAGTCCGCCCGTGATGAAATCGCAGCCGAAGTTAAAAAGCTTGGCGCAGCAATGCCTGAAACCGAAGCCAAACTTGCGAAGATTGCCGAAGACCTCGACAAAGCGCAGCGAGTTGCTGACGAAGCGGTCCTTGCCGCTAAGCGCGCGTCAAATGTTGTTTGCAATGAGCGCGGCGACATTGTGGACATGGAAAAGCTGATGGCTGAAAAGACCGCAGCCTTTGACCGCCAAATTAAGTCTTTCGGCATCACTGCACCAAACGCAGACGGCGAAGCGCTGGACGGCTACAAGACCGCAGAGCAAGCATACTGGCGCAAAGGTCTTGACGTTATGTCAGACGCAGAGCGCAAGGCGCTTTCTGTTGGTGGTGACGCGAACGGCGGCTTTGTTGTAAACCCTGATATGTCTGGCCGCGTGGTGCAGAAGGTGTTTGAGACTTCGCCAATGCGCGCCTATGCGTCGGTGCAGGTTATTTCGACCGATGCTCTGGAAGGTTTGTTTGACCTTAACGAAGCTGGTTTCGGTTGGGTTGAAGAAACTGGCGCACGCGCTGAAACTTCAACGCCAGATCTCGGCAAGTATCGCATCCCCGTTCACGAAATGTTTGCAAAGCCAACGGCTACCCAAAAGCTGCTTGACGACGCAGAGCTTGACATGGAGGCATGGCTTGCTGGCAAGGTTGCCGACCGTTTTGCCCGCGCTGAAAATGCTGCATTTGTTAATGGCGACGGCGTATCAAAGCCTCGCGGGTTTTTGACTTACGATGCAGGCACTACACTTCCAGGCCAAATCCAACAGCGCAACTCTGGCGCAAGCGGCGCATTTCCCTCCGCGGCAGGCGGGGGTGACGTGCTGATTGATGCGCTTTACGACCTTAAAGCGCCTTATAAAGCAAACGCCACCTGGGCTATGAGCCGCGCAACTAGCAAGCTAGTTCGCAAGTTAAAAGATACCACCGGCGATTACTTGTGGACGCCGGGCATTGCTGCGGGTCAGCCTGCAACGCTTCTTGGCTATCCGGTTGCATCGTTTGAAGACATGCCAGATCCGGCAGCTGGTTCTCTATCCGTTGCGGTTGCTGATTGGGCGCAAGCTTATCAGATCGTTGATCGCATCGGCATTCGGACGCTTCGCGATCCATATTCCTCCAAGCCTTACATCGAATTCTATTCGACGAAGCGCGTTGGTGGCGACGTGGTCAACTTTGAAGCAATCAAGCTAATTAAACTGGCCGCATAAGCCGACAATCACCGAAAACGAAAAGGCCCCCAAAGCGGGGGCCTTTTTCTTTGCTAAAACGGCGGTTCTTCGCCTTTAAAAGATGGTTTCCAGATAACCTCAACGCCGTGCATCTGGCGGATATACTCAACAAGACGGTCTGACCATATGCTGTTAGCCATCCTAAACTTCAATCATGCGCTCAAGCACGCCAATCGGATCAACCTTTTGCCAGAAATCGCGGTGGGCAGCGCAGACAGCGGCGTAAGCAGCGTCGTAGGCGGCGCAAGCAGTGTCGTAGTCGGCGCGGGCGGCAAAGGAGGCAGCGCGGGCAGCAGCGGCGGCTAAGCTCGCGCCGTAGCAGCGGGCGGCAAAGGATGCGTCTGAGGCGGATTCATATGTGCGCTGCTCGCACATTATTCGCCACTCATCGCCAAAACCCTTTTTATCAGCATCCGTCTGCAATTGCGGCAACACTGTTCCCCACATCCAATCCATCAATACCGCCAAACGCTTTTCTTCTTTCTCACGTCCCGTTCCCGGCGCTGTCATTAGCATTGCTCGGTAGCGGTCGCTGTTGCGCATGTCGTCCGGCATCTGATCTTGAAGGTTGATAATCGCTTTGCCGAGCACCTCAGACATGCAGTCTGGTGTGTTGTCAGTTAGCCTGCCGTCGATTGCCAAATTGATCGCGGCAATGCTGCACGCGCTTTCCTTCGTGCCAAGCCCTCTAGGCAAAGTGTGGCTCTCAAGATATTGTTTGAGGTTTGCGGCGTGTTCGTTTGTCCAAAGCATATCGTTTCCTTTCTTTTCCGTCAACTTGTGCCCAGCTCATGGGAGGGCGCGGAAGTCATATGCGTTACTCACTGTTCCTCGTCCCCCTTACGCAAGATGGACAGAATTCGTTCAAGTTCGTCTGCGGACAGTGAGTTAATTCGAGAATTCATGCGCCGCGCCATAAGCCCGGCGGTATCGCGTTCGAGGTCGGTGCTGGCTTCTAGGGTGAACGCCTTGCGCGAACGATCGGCTGCATTGCGAAGCGCATCAGCCGTTTCACCCACAAGACGGTAGGTTTTGATCACGAGTTCTTCAAACCCGGATGGGGGCGATTTCTTTCCAGTTTCGACCGCCGATACAAAGGCGGACGATTTTTCAAGACGTTTGGCCATATCCAGCAGACGTTCGTCTTCGTCTATTCGGATTTTTCGCAGTTCCTTCCCAATTGCTGTTGTTGTCATAGTCGCCCTCCTTTTGTGGTTAACGAAAGGTATCATGCGTGGATCACAGCTCCTATCCACAACCTACACATAAAAAACTTGGCCGCAACCATTGTTTGTGGTGTATAGGCAAAAAACTTAGCGCGTGGTAAAGGGATGCACGGGTTGATACCTGACCCGTCTAGTTACTCGCGACTTAAGGGGTTTACAAATGCGCGATTTAGTTTCTACCGCCCAAATGGTCCATCTGGGCAATGTTACCGTCTCCAACGGCACCGCAACTTCTGCATATGCTGATCTGCAAGGTTTTGACGGCGCGACTATCGTTGTCGTTGCCAACGGTATTGTCGCCGCAGGCAACGACGGTTTTACCGTTACTCTGCAAGAAAGCGCCGACACCGCCGCCAACTCCGCGGCAATCGTTGATGCAGCAAACACTGTTGGAGGGGCCAACACTGTAACAGTCACCTCGGACGACGCTGACAACACCATTGCAGGCGAGTTCGGCTATCTTGGCAGCAAGCAATACGTCGGCATTACCGTCACCGGAACAACTGGTTCAAACGCTGACATTTCCGTATATGCTTGCCTTGGCAAGCCAGCCCAAGCGCCAACGACCTTTATTGGAACGGCAGTCACCCGCACCTAATAGGCGGCACATTGCGAATTTTTGGGGCGGGGGTTATCCTTCGCCCCATATTTATTTGGAGGCACGGCTTGGTGGACATGACATTTTCAGTGACAAATATGCCTGATGGCGTAATTTTGGCCCTGCCCAATCAAGATCCGCTTTTTATCCCTAGCGAGTTGGTTTCAATTGTATCGGACACGATGCTTGCAACGCAAGGCTATGCTAACGCGTCTGGGCTGGACTTTGACAACCTAGAAGAGCTAATGCGCCCCAAACTAACGCTAATTGACGGCGGCAAAAAAGATAAAGATTAAGGGTCAATAGCGCCACAATCGGCAACGTGCTACATTTTCAAAATGAGGTTTAACAATGGCAGAAACGCAGGCAAAAATTATCAATCGGTTTGGCTACCGATGCGCACCGGACGGACACACGGTTGAGGAATTTAATTTAGGTGAAATCGTTGAAGGACAAATTGCTATTTGGGCCGTTGATGAAAACGCAGCGATTTGGATCAAGCCAAAAGACAAACCAATTGAAACCGCATCACCGCCCGCGCTCGAAGCTAAAATTGAAACCGCAACGGAAACAAAGCCGCGCCGCGCGCGAGGCAGACCAAGAAAGGCAGACAAATGAGCCTGCGCGTTCCTGTTCGAATAACGGCCTTTCGGGGCCACAAGCAGACGGTTGCGCCGAATGGTGAGCCTGTAACCGCAGATGAACTACGCACGCACTTGCGCGAAACCGCTACGGGCTTGCCGGACAGTGAAGCGATCGCATTCATTGCCGAGGCCCGCACGTGGATTGAACAGCAAACAAATATTGCCATGATGACGCAAACTTGGCTTGTGGCAATGGACCGATGGCCTAGCGCGCGTGAACAGTGGTGGGACGGCGTGCGCCAAGGCTCAAGAAGTGAGCTTTACGGGCCGCAAAGTTACAGCGACATTACTTTGCCCCGTTATCCGCTTCAAAGCATTTCTGGCGTCAACGTATACGACGAAGACGGCAACGCAACGGCTGTTTCAGTCGCAACAGTGTTTGACGTTGACACCTACAGCACACCGGGACGCATGAACCTAAAGCGCGGGCAAACTTGGCCAATTGCGCTGCGCGCAAATAACGCCATAGAGGTCACTTACGTTTCCGGCTATGGTGCCGCTTCGGACGTACCTGCCCCGCTGGCGGGCGCTGTGAAGCGGCTTGCGGCTCATCTTTACGCGCACAGGGGCGACGGGTGCGAAATGGATGACGCCTGGAACAAGAGCGGCGCAAAATCAATGGTTGATAGCTACAAGCTAATTCAAATATGACAAATTTTGAGCAAACTTTGAGCGCTGAAAGCTGGACCGAAATTTTGAGCGGCGGTTCTGTCATCGCGTTTGATTTGGTCGCAAGCCCTTCAATTTTTGTTTACATGACCGAGAGCGACACGCCGCCAGACGTAAACGCCAAAGGAAACGAGGTGCTTTCCTATCCTTCGGGCTGGGATTACGTTGCCGAGGGGTTGCCGTCTAATCAACGCATTTGGGCGAAGGGCGAAAACATCATTCGCGGCATAAGATGAACAACGGGAAGCAAATAAACGCGGCAAGCGGGGTTGGATCGGCAGCGCTTAAAAACCCTGTTTTCACATATTCAACTTCGACAAAGGTTTTGTCTTCTATTGCGTATGACAACGGGTCAAAGACCTTGGCATATAACACCGATGGCACATTAAACACGCTTACGACAACGATTAGCGGCGTTACGACGACAAAAACACTTTCCTACAACGCAGACGGCACTTTAGCGTCAATTACTGAGACTTAGGTGAAACATGGCACTGATAACCGACCCCGACGACCTTAACCAAGGCACCGAAATCACAATTGACACGTCAGGCCAAACGATTGCGCTTGCCGTGGCTGGCAACTTGTCAAACGACGGGGTGACGGGGCAGGCGCTTTATTCGTTTCTCAAGGAGGAATGGAAAAACGACGCTTCATTGATCCCATACCCTTTCCCGATGGTTTCAATTACGCCGGAACAGTTCGAATTTATTGAGGATTGGGTGCCTGCGAATGATACGACGCGGAACCTAATTCGCACGGCGGGTTGGCGTGAAATCACGGCGGCGGATGCTGTTGAGCGCGAATATATGGGCATTATATCGCTCGGCAACATTGATGGGGCCGATACGCCGTATTTTGCCTTTAGCAGCGACAGCGCAAAGACTGATTTTGACTTTGCAGGCACGATCAACCAGGCCATTCAAACTTTTGGCGATGCGTCAAACGGCAACTTTGACAAGCGGTCTGACACGCTGACGGTTTATATCCGAGCGCAGGGCAAAACCTACGGGTCGGCAACCTCGACCAGCATCGGCCTGACGGGTCTAAATTACATTGCAAACCGTTTTCCGCTTGCTGAGGCCGCAGACAGTAAGATTTCCGCTTCTGACAGCGACATTGCGACGACTGCGCCTTACACGGGCATGTCTATCACTTACGGCGCAACGACGCGGTCAATCGGTGGCGTTAGCTACAACTTCAACGTGATTGTAGACGGTAACAACGGCACCACACAGCAAATCTATGAGTTTGTGCAATACAGCTTGCGGCAATCGTCAGACATTGACGACGGTGCCGGGACGCAAGTGGGCCAGCTTGCAGACAGTCTAATGAACTTTCAGGGCGACACGCTCAAGACGACAACGGGCGTTGCAATTGACAACTTCCAAGCAAGCGACAGAAACAACCTGGTGTTCACGGACACGGGCGGCACAGAACGCACATTCCCATTCTTGGCAACCGGAACAATCAGCTTCAACGCAAACCTTGTGAACGACAGTGACGCGATTTACCGCATGTTCTTCACAAGCGGGTTCGGCACTGGTTCGGCAATCCTAGTTGACGACAACAGCGGCACAGACATCAGCGGATCCGTAGGCGGTGCTTCAAGCGTTGCGTTCGATTTTGACTATGATGGCAACACGCAGGGCGGGCGCACGGCTGGCACTGACGCTGCCGTCACTGTGGTTGCAATCGGTCTTGACGGTGCGCAATATGTTTCCGCGACAGCCACTATTGCCCGCGTTACGGGACAGAACATCTCACTTGTTGCTCCGCTTGAGCGTAACTACGACAACTCTTAAGGACAGTACATGAGCTTTAGTTATTCAGGTGGAGTTATTACGCAAACCGGAACTGATACTGACTTGTCCGGGCTGTCTGGTTTAACTGGTGTCACAGTTACTAGCTACTCTTCGCGATACGAAATCTATGACATTGGAACCAATCGGCTGGACATTGAGGGTGATTTAACGATTAACCCTGAAAATAATATGTTAATCAGCAATGCACCAACCGCAGTAATACCAAACATGGCTGTCAATGTGAGGGCAAATGCAACGCTGACTTTAGGCGTGAAAACAACAGTAGGCAGCGCCGTTAAATACACCACAGGCACTGCCATGATTTTGACAGAGCCGGGATCGTTAAATAATAACGGAAGTTTACATGTGGAATCTGACGGAACTTTAGAAGCGTTTGGCGCAACAATTCAGTTGGCAGGCCCGACTCGTGTTCGCAGTGGCGCATTTTTTACTTGTGAAGATTTGACGCTTGTTAATTGTAGAAACAACGCCACCCAATTTCGTATCGAAGCCATGACCTCTACAAACACAGCAAGAGTTTCTGTCACAGAAAATGGAATGACACTTAACGGTGATGGCTCCAACGACTCATGTCGTCTAACTACAACTGGCCAAGTGGCATTTCCTAGCGATGCTTTTGTGTTTAATTTTGTCCGAGCGCAATACCAACCTGCCGCAAGTGGCTACCCTCCACAGGTGTTTTTAAATTTTGACAACGGCAATAATGTAGATTCTGCTGACTTCGCGTATGCAGGAAGTGGCGGTGGCAATGGTACTACATTTAATGGAAACCTCGCAGATTTTAGAAACGTTGCTAAGCGTTTGCGATACACCAACGCCAACAAGAAAGGTGGATTTTGCAAAACCACTAAAAACGTCAACTTTGCTTTACAAGATTCCGAAGGTGCTGGACTTTCAACAGTTTCATATTATGCCGTAGACGTTGATAACGGTAGCAGGATAAATTTTAACAGCTTTGATTCTACTGCTGACATTGTGTATTCTGGCCAAAATGCAGGACCAACCTTGGCCATCACTGCAACTGTTGAATTTATGGCAGGTCGAAACACAACTAGATTTATCGACTCTAGGACCAACGCTGACGATACAATCCTCTTTCGTTTTATCAGCTACACAACTAACATCACATCAACGAGTCCAGTATTAATTGGGTTGAAAGATTTGGATGCTGTGGTGGTTAATGCAACAGATGCACTGATCTCAGAATCCAACCGTTCCACCGTTGATGCTTATACTGAGCTTGAGACATCAGCAAAGTTCTATGATCGCGCCAAGTCTTACTTGACGGCTAACTACGCTGGCGAGGCTGCAACCTTAGTTACACGATCAGGAAACGCGATTGACGCTGGTGCGTTTGACATTGTGATTGATGCCACTGCCGCCAGCGCTTTTGCATTGACTGGCAATACCATTACTATCAAAGCATCTGAATTTGTTGGTGACATTACAACTACTGGTGCTATCACGCTTTCTAACGGCGCAACTTTCATCGGTAGCTTTACCGATAGCATCGGCACCACATCTATCGCAACACTCACTCTAACAGGTCTACAGGCAAACAGCGAAGTTCGTGTATTTGATGCAGGAACTACAACAGAACTTGCGGGCGTTGAAAACAGTGGCACAACCTTTACTGCTAACATCTCAGCTTCAAGTGTGGACATTGTTGTTCATTCCCTTGGGTACGAATACCAAAAGATTGAAGGCGCTGACACGTCGGCCAATCTAACGCTGCCAATACAACAGCGAGTGGATCGAAATTACAGGAACCCGTGACATGGCTGATGCGACTTTTGACGGTGCAAACCTGCATATAACACTTCCAAGCATTGGCTCCTTTGACGCTCAGAAGGAGATTTATAGCGCGTGGAAAGAATGGATCCGGCAGAGCGACAACGCCAAATATCCACCCGCGTTTGATACAACGGGCGGCGACGTGGTCGGATCCGGCGAAACCGTCGCGCCATATTTCTTTTGCCGCAACGATTTGGGTTGGCGAATTAAGATGCCGCAAGCGGACGGCGAAATCGTGGTGGCGGGCAATTTGTTTCCGCGAGACCCAAGCGCGTCATTATTTGAACAAACGTCAGGCTATGACGCCTTCTTGCGGCTTGAGGTGTCGACCAGGGCGGTTGTGATTGAGCGAGGCACAAGCGGCTTGACCGACGCAGAGGCGGCGCAACTGGCGTTAATCCCGGCGCTACTATAGGCAAAGCGCCGTTTGTCGCGTATTATATGGCAACTTCGGTTAATTTTAAGTGATACGCCATGAGATGTTGCGACATGAAAGCGGGTTTGCTGCGCGAGCCTGTGACGTTTGAGAGATCCACCAAGGCAAGCGACGGCGCGGGCGGCTTTACCGAGGCATGGGTGGCTATTAGCGGCGCGCCTGACCGCGCACACTTCAAGGCATTGTCTGGCGCTGAAAGGTTTGCGTCTGACCGCATAGAGGCCACGACGCGAAACAGAATTGTGGTGCGATACTTCGCGGGCCTAAAGGAAAGTGACCGCGTTTTGATCCGCTCGCGTGCTTACAATATCCAGTTTATCGACAATATCGAAATGCGCGATATGTGGCTGCAAATTGACCTAGACGGCGGGCGGGCGGTCTAATGGGTGCGCGGCTTGACGGCATAAAGGGGCTAACTGCGGCGCTTGAGAATATGACGCCGGAAGTAGAACGTCAGGTCTCCATGGGCGTCAAGCAGGCGGGCGAGGAACTGCGCGCTGACATCATCAAGCGTTACAACCGAGGGCCAGCAAGCGGTCGCACATATCAGAAATACAGCCCGCGCCGCACACACAAGGCATCCGCGCCGGGGCAAGCGCCAATGACGGACACTGGTAGGCTTGCAAACGGCACGCGCACAAAGAACGCGGGGCGCTTGGCGGTCGAAGTGTATAACTTGGTGCGATATGCGTCTGTTTTGGAATATGGATCGCGGTTAATTAGGCCGCGCCCTGCATGGGTTCCGGCGACCGAAAAGATGCGCACGCGGTTCTATAAAATCATTGAGCATTACCTGAAAAGGGCCATGAAGTGAACGGCGACAATCTGCAAAAGGCTATTTATAACAAACTAACCGGCGACGAAACTTTAACGGCGCTAATTACGGGCGTATATGCCGACGTGCAGCAACCCGACGAGCCGGAAAGCGAATCCTTGTTTCCCTATGTGACCATTGGGCAAGATAACCTTGAGCGATGGGATACAAAAACTGATTTTGGCGTCAATGCGTTGTGTCAGATTGATGTTTGGAGCCGTCAAAACAATTATTTAGAAGTCAAAAAGATTGCATCAAACATTTACAGCGCTTTGCACGCAAAAAGCCTGACCATACCCGAAGCAGAGCACGTTTTAACGCGGGTTGAGAGCGAAGAATACACAATTGATGAAGACGGCCACACAAAGCGCGGCTTGATGCTTGTCCGCGTAATTTACGACGAAATTTAGGGTCTATCGCACTGTAAAGCGCCATGTGATAAAAGCGGGTCAATATAGGCTTGCTTTTAGGAGACTTACACAATGGCAGCGACGGCAGGGCGCAATTTGCGCATTAAGTATGACGCAGACGGCGCGGGCGGCAGTGCAGCCGTGGTGATAGCCGGGGCGCGGACTGAAAGCCTCACGTTCAACAACGAGGCGATTGACATCACCGACAAAGACGACGTTGGGGTGCGCACGCTTCTGGACGACATCGGCACGAAGTCAATGGATCTTTCTTGCGAAGGCGTTCTTGTTGACAACACGCTGATTGAACTGGCGCACGCTGCAACCACATCCGCAGCGCTTCACACTTTCGAGATTGAGATTGCGGGCATTCGCAAATACACAGGCTCGTTTTTCATCTCAAGCTTTGAGGCATCGGGCGCGGAAGGCACCGACCCCGTGACGTTTACGATGTCGCTGCAATCGTCTGGTGCAGTTGCGAGCGCTTCTGTATGAGCGTTTTTCGCGAAGCTGAAATTGAGTTGGGCGGGAAAACTTACACGGTTGTTCCGTCCAATCGCTTGCTGCGCCGCATTGAGAATGAAGTCTCGCTTGCGCGCATGGCCTTCAACTATGAACGCGGCGAGCCTCAAAACTCGCATCTGGCCTTTGTGATTGCAAAGCTTATCAACACTGACCCGACAGGCTTTGACATGACGGAAGATAAGGTCATGGGTGAGTTGATGCAAATGGAAGCGGCGACCCAGCTTCAAGGCATTTGGGGTGCTGTGTTCACAATATTAATGCCTCCGCCCAAAAAAAAAGACGCGGCGGAAAGCGACCCGAGCGAATAGATGATATCCCAGAAACATTTCATTGGGAAAATATGTTTCTGGAGGCCATCAACTGGGGGATTGCTCCGGGCGAGTTTTGGGACATGACGCTTGGCGAGTGGTGGGCCATTTACGACATGCACGAAAGCCGCGCGCCGTATGGGGCAACCAAAATGACCCGAGACGAAATTGACGATCTGTTAGAGTGGACGCTAAACGATGGCACTTCCCCCGCTTAAAATAAAAATCAGCGCCGACACAAAGGGCGTGCAGGCCAGCCTAGACCAAGTCGAAGCGGCGGTTGATGGCGTTGACGAAGCAACCCGAAAATATAACAGCACGCTTGCGAACCTTGCGCGGGCGTCAAAGTCGGGCGCGATTAGCGCAGACCAGCTTGCCGCGGCAACCGATGAAGCCGAGCGCAACTATAGGTCGGCGGCGAGTTCTGCGGCGGCGCTGACAGGCGCGCAGGTCACGGCATCACGGCAGGCGAAGGTTCTGGGCGGCGCAATGCAAGGGTCTTCGGCCCATACTGCCAACCTTGGCGCGCAGTTTAACGATATTGGCGTGATGCTTGCGGCGGGTCAAAGCCCGCTGATGCTTGCCGTTCAACAAGGTACGCAGATCAATCAGGTCATGGCGCAAATGGGCGGCGGCAAAACAGCGCTGCGCGGCCTTGCGGCTGGTTTCATGTCCATGGTCAACCCGATGAGCCTTGCGACTATCGGGATTATTGCGGGCGGCGCTGCGCTTATTCAATGGGGCATGTCGGCATCCGAAGCCAGCGAAGAATCTAAAAAGCTTGCAGAGCGAATGGAGGAAATTGAGGAAAGCGCCGATAATGCGGCAAGGGCGCTTGAGCGCGCTAGGCTTGGCATAACCAGCGAAGAACAGCGAATAAATGAAGCTTTAGTCCAGCAGCAGCGCGACCTTGACAATATGGCCCTGCGGCGAATGGGAAGCATCTCTTTAATTTCTGAAATAGAAGCGGAGATTGCCAACCTTCAAAGTCAATCGATACAAGAAAGCTCAATGCTCATGCAAGGCAAGCGCGCGCAGCTTGCCGCTGCAAAAGCGGCGCTTGAAAATGACGAAATGGCTTTGGCCGCTATTGGCGACCAAATGAAGGTTCTGCGGGACAATTTGGCGCTTGAGCGCGAAAGAGTTTCAAAAGTCAGGCTTTACAATGAGGGCTTGACGGACGCCACGATCAAATCAATGGAATTGGCCGGAATTGACATTTCGGGCGAAATATCACGGGCTGCGATTGAGGCCGCAAAGCTTGCGCAAAATTTAGGATTGTCCGTCGAGCAAGCACAAGCGGTCATGCGCATTCAAGCGGCGCTAAGAAGCGGAAGCGGCATTCCAGAGGGCGAGTTCGGCGGCACAATTACAACGCCAGAAGATGTAAGATTCCAAGGCACTATTATTGACGGATCGGACGTTGAGGACGATGGCGGTGGCGGCGGTGGCAGGCGCACAAATTCTGGCCTAACGTCGCTTGTAGACATGCTGCAAACCGAGCGCGAACAGCTTGCCGAGTGGTACGCCGAAAGCCAAGAACTGTTGCAAAACGCATCAGACGCAGAGCTTGCCATTCTTGGCGGCAAACATGAGGCCATGCAGCGGCTTGAAGCAGAACACCAAGAGCGAATGCGCGCTATAACAGACAGCGGCATGTCAAGCGCGGTGCAAACATATGAAAAATACGGCTCGCAAATCCTTTCTGGGCTTGGCGCAACTAGCCAGCAAATTGCGCTCATCAACGCTGCCGTGGGCGCGTCTCAGGCGCTTGCTGACCCATCAATCCCGTTCTTTGGTAAGTTTGCCGCTGTGGCGCAGGTATTGGCCGCAGGGCGCAGCTTGGCGAAACAGGCAGAAGCAGGGGGCCGGGGCGCGGCTTCGCCTTCTGGCGGCGTATCAGCGGCCCCAGCGGTTGTTTCGCGTGAGGTCAATGTTAATCTAACTGGAGGCGATGCTAGGTCGCAGGGCAATATCCGCGACCTAATTGAGCAGATTAACGAGGCCGTGGGTGACGGCGCGTCTCTCAATGTGAGGATGGCTTAAATGGGCGTTATATTTGAGAGCAATTATACGCTGCCGGGTTCGGATCAGCCACTTGCAAACGCCCGAATTGCGCACGCAAATACATGGTATGCGGGCGGCACAATCGCGGCGTCCAGCACCGCGACAGATTTTTTTGCATCGGGTCCAAACAATTCGCTGACCTATGAAAAATGGAAGCCAACAAGCGCAACTGCAACTTGGGAAACTGATTTGGGATCTCCGAAAGCAATTGATTATTGCGCAATCGCCGCTCACACAATGGGAACGAATGGCAACACGCTTGAGGTCGAATATTGGAACGGGTCGGCGTGGGCGGGTGTTATCCCGTCAACTGCTATCGGTGACAACATGCCCGTGTTTTGCATCTTTGAGCCTGTGACCGCGCAACGCTGGCGCATATCAATCAGCAACGGCACCGCGCCCGAAATTGGCGTTATTCGGTTTGGCGCAGCCATGCAAATGCCGCAGGCTATATACGGCGGGCATTCCCCGCTTGATTATGGCCGCATGACGCGCAGCCAATCCGCTTACAGCATGTCAGGCGAGTTTTTGGGCCGCTCAAAGCAGAGAGGATGGCTAGAAGCGTCGTTTGATTGGACGCATTTGACGCGCGCTTGGATTGATACCTATTGGAAATCATTTCAAAAGGCAGCGGAAAGCGAGCCGTTTTTCATTGCCTGGCGTCCAGAGGATTTTAGCGAGGTTGGATATTGTCAGGCAGAGCGAGTTCCGGCACCCACATCAATGAGCATTGGCTCATATCATTCCGTAAATGTTGCAGTAACGGCGCGCGCTTATGACTAAGGATCTGGCGGGAAGAGAAGTTGTGCAGGTTGTTGAAATTGAGCAGCCCTTTTGCTCGCTTGTTTATGGCAACAACCCATGCACTGCGCAGGGTACGGACGACAAAAAGTGCTATAACACATACGCGACATGCCAAGATCAAGACAATTTTGCAGCGTCCACGCTGTCGCTTTATTTCACGCGTGGCAATGTTGCGGATCAAAACATTTCGGGCGTAACGTATGCTATTCCGTCGCTTGTATCGGTCAGCACATCGCCAACCCGGATAAACCTTTCAAGCGCTAATAAATCCGCAAGCGGCCTTGGCAACAGGGCAAGCGTTAAGATCAAATTCAAGGACCATCCGCACACTGATAAGCGCGTTGATCCCTACGTTGACGGCAGGTCGTGGGACCCATATTTGCGGGCGTCGTTTTGGTCGAAATGGTTTGCACGTAATCGCTATCGACAGAATATTACTGTCAAAGTTTACGAGGGCTACGAGGGCGAAGCGCTAGGCGCAATGACCGTGCGGGAATATGTTTGGGACAGTTTCACAGGCCCAGACGCTGACGGCAATGTTGTCGTAACGGCCAAGGACATTTTGGCGAAGGTTGAAGAACGCAAAGCGCTTGCGCCGGTTGCTAGTCCCGGAAAGCTTCACACAAACATAGCAAGCGGCACAAGTCATGTGGAGTGTAACAGCGCCACGGAGAGCGATTATCCGGCCACAGGCACGCTCAGAATAGGTTCTGAGTGCATGACCTACACAAGCCGCGCAAACAGCGCCAACGGGGTCACGTTTAGCGGCCTAACGCGGGGGACAGACGGCACGACGGCGTCAAGCCACAGCGCGGGCGATACAGCGCAACAATGCCTTCGATACACGACGCAACGCACCGATGACGTGTTGGCGGACTTGCTGGAAAATTACGCGGGCATTCCATCGACCAAGCTAGACACGGCAAACTGGGCTACAGAATATGACAGCTTTTCGCCATCCGTCACGCTCACCGCGTTGATTACAAAGCCAACGGGCGTAAATCAGCTTGTGTCGGAAATCAGCGAGCAGTCTTCATCCTATATTTGGTGGGATGAGCGGGACGCCTTAGTCAAATTCAAGGTCATTTCAGGGCTTAACGTAGCGCCTGATATATTGACCGAGGAAAGCCACATTTTGGACGGTTCGCTTTCATTCCGCGACCTTCCCGATCAGCGTGTGTCGCAGGCTTGGGTTTATTACCTGCTTGACGACGTAACGCGGTCAATCACCGATGCGGAAAATTGGAAAGCTATTCAAATATCTGCGGATCTAAACGCAGAGGGCGACAACGAATATGGCGAAAAGTCGGTGCGCGAAATCTTTGCACGCTGGTTGCCGTCCGATGCTTTAGCGGTGCCGCTGGCGAACAGGACGCTGACAAGATATGTCGATGTGCCGCGTGAGGCGCGGTTTAGGCTTGACGCAAAAGATCGGACTTATTGGACAGGCGACACGGTTAGGCTATCAACTGACATGGAGGTTGACGCGTTTGGCGAAAGGCGTCAGGCGACGTACACAATCATCCAAGCCGAGGAAGTTGTGCCGGGGGAGGTTGTCGAATACATGGCAATCTCTGCAACGGCATTTGGCAAGATTTACCGCATTATGGCAGCGGGGTCGGGTGACTATCCTGGCGCTGCGACTGCGGGCTATACTGACGCATATATTGGAAACAGCGCTGGCGTTCTTAGCGACGGCGAAATTTGCGCGAGGATTACATGACGACTTACACCGCCATTGCGGACACTGAAATTGATCAGGACAGCCCCGTCACCGAAACCCTATGGACAAAAATGCGGGACAATCCGATTGCGATTACGGAGGGCGCGAGCGGTGCGCCAAAAATTCAAACCCCTGCAATAAATGACGCTGCGGTGACTCAGGTTAAGCTAAATACCACTCTTGCATCTTATGCGGGTTCGATACCTTCTGAGGCGTCAGTAAACATTGCAACCCCGAATGCTTATTCTTTTTTCCCTAATTGGAGCAATAATGGCAACATTGAAGTCAGTTTTAGATCTGGCGGGTTGGATGCTCTAAGGCTGTTTAACGGCAACGAAAGCGGGGCAAGGAGTTATTCCGTTAGCTGGAGGTATATCAACGCATGACACCTTTTTATTATTGTGCATTTGTCACTGACGGGCAGGTTGTTATGGTTGGAACAGATACTTCAAACCCGCCAGCTATTCCTATACAAGACCCAGCGCCGGATTTGATTATTTCGGGAACGGCAGAGGGAGAAAAAACAAACGCGAGCGATTTGTTTCCGTTGGCTTCATGGGATGGCGAAAACATTGCCATTGAGGGCGTAACAATTTTAACGCAGGAAACTGTTTAAGGGGGTCTTATAGAATAAAACGGTTCTTTGTGGTAAAAGATATAGAATATGAAAAGATTTAAAGGCTGCAAAATGCTTACTAACATCTGCAAAGCAGACGACCAGAGCGGCGATTGGTACGCATGGACGACTAACCAAGCAAGCCACGCGCTCTATTTTGGCGTTATTCCCGGCGCGCTGTTGTCGCTTGTCGGCGTTCCGTATGTTGCTGCCTTTCTAATTGTCGCTTTGGTTTATGGTGTAGGGTGGGAACTGTTAACGCAACGTCAATCCAATTGGGGCGATGCGGTGACAGATGCTTTTTTTGTCGCTGCGGGCGCAGGATTGGGTGCGGGTTTATACGCAGGCCAGGCAGGCGACGTGCTAACGTCTGTTGCAATTATATTTGCGGTTAATACTATTGGCATATGGAGGCGGGCAAAATGAGCATTCCAAGCCTATATCAACAAGCGTGGTGGCCTCTTTTCTTCAACACCCTTGCGTTGTTTGTAGCGGTTGCTTTTTTCTTGGACGCTTACACGCTAAGTTTTGCGATGTCGCCAAATGTCCACGGCAAAGCCGTTTACATGATACCGGCTGAGTTATGGGCCGCGTCGTTAATGTTGGCGCACGGTGGGTTTATGCTTGGTCTGTTATTTGAGCGAAAAGCGGGCGCTGTGATATGTTTTCTTTCGTCTCTGCTTGGTCTGTTAATTTACTGCATATTTTTTGTCATGGCTTCGGGTGCTGAGTTCGGTGGAATAGTGGTTTACTTTAGCGGCCTATTGTTTGCGCCGCTTTCACTGTTTTTTCTTTTGCAATCCTGCGAAGAACTTTGGAGTCAACACCATGTCCGAAGTTGAAAAACTTAGCGCCTTGATGGCACGATTAGAGGATGCGCTAGGCGAAGATTTCCAACATTTGGAAAATCGCGAGATTGAGGACGTTCGAGAGATTATTAAGTGGAAAGATACATTGATACGCATTGCTGAATATGAGCAAGCGCGCGGGCTAGTCTGGAAAAAAAACAAGTCCGCACTTTTGGGCGCTGTTGCGATTGTCGCTGGGCTGACTGCTCTTGGCACAAACGCAAAAGCCATTTTTCAATGGCTTGCCGCGCCTTAACGTAAACGGAAAGAATTGATTGATGCAATCAACATTTGAAGACGCTCTATCCTTAGTGCTTGTTCACGAAGGCGGCTATGTAAACCACCCACGCGACCCAGGCGGCGCAACTAATAAAGGTATTACTTGGCGCACCTACGCAGCTTGGCGTCGATCTCGCAATCTTGAGCCGCAAAGCGTAAAACTTATCACCGACGAAGAAGTTGCCGCTATTTACAAGCAACAGTATTGGGACGCCGTGCGGGCTGACGATTTGCCTGCGGGTCTTGATTATGCCGTATTTGACTTTGCGGTAAACAGCGGACCTGCCCGTGCGACAAAATTCTTGCAACGCATTTTAGGCGTACAAGCTGATGGGAATATTGGCGTGCTAACGCTTCGGGCGGCTAACTCACACCGCAACGTTGAGATCGTCATCAAGCAATTGTGCGACAACAGACTTGCGTGGCTTCGCAAGCTTTCGCACTTTAACACGTTTGGTAAAGGCTGGACCCGCCGCGTTACCGAAGTCAAAGCAAAAGCCGTTGCAATGGCTCACAGCACGCTTTCAGCGCCCGTGTCAGCGCCGCAAGCCACTACGGCTGCACAAGGCAAGGCGGAGGGATTACAGACGGCCACAGCGACCGCTAAGGATGTTCTAAGCGACCCGAGGTGCCTTGCGGGTCTTATTGGTGCTAGTGCGCCGTTTGCGGGAGTCTTGAGTAACAGCTTGATTCTGCAATATGCGGCTGCGTTTATCGCTGTAGCTGTTGTCGGTTTTGTGCTTTATTTGATTTTTAAAGAACGAATCGACTAATGCTGGGTTTTCTTGCTAATTTTTTCACGGGAAGCGTTCTTGATCGGGTTTTGGACACCGTTGACAAGAAATTTGAAAACGAGGCCAACCGTGACGCAATCAAAGGCGACGTTATCAAGGCGCATATGGCGTCCCGTGGGGATTGGATGCGCGCAGGCGGATTTTGGCTTCTAGTGTTGTGGTCTTTGCCTTGGCTGTTCTGGGCAGCGGCTGTCATTGTTTATTCTGTTTTCTGGTGTCAGGGTTGCGCGTATCCGCAAGAATGGACAATTGCCGCGCTGCCTGCGCCGCTTGACGAATGGGGGCAATGGATAATGCTTGCGTCAATCGGCGGATTGGGTTTATCTCAACTAAGAAAGTGAGCGCAAGGGAGCCGGAACTCAGTGGGTCGCTATCGGGATTACAACCGAGCATTTTGAATTGATCTGTCGCGGCTACGTGCGTGCGCTGTGCCAGCTTACTGAAAATCTTGGGGTCCGGCAGCTGGTATCAAGGTGCTGGGAAGCGCCGGATGCATTTTTTCCGGCGCACCGCTCTTGGTCTAGTTAAGTATATAGTTTCCCTTAATCATAAGGTAGACCACGACACCGACCGCGTACCCGACCGCGCACCCGACACCGACCGCGACCGCGTACCCGACCGCGACAGCGGTCGCGACCGCGACCGCGTACCCGACCGCGACCGCGACAGCGACCGCGACCGCGACCGCGACAGCGACCACGACCACGACCACCGTGCGCCAACTGCAATTGCCGCAATCATTTTTGCACCCGAGGCAAGGTTTTAATAGGGCAAGCGTCTACAAGCGCACCGCGACCAACCGGAATTTTAACTTTTTCTGGATATGGTTCAACCTCAGAAAATTCGCAAGAAATCAGCGCATCAGCATAGCGCCCAGTGTCAGCAATCCATGCGGCGTCTTCCAGCCAAAGCTCGCGATCTGTGACCGCGTACAGGCGGCCAGTCACAGTATGCGTAACAGTGCGGATAAGGTAATTTTGGCCGATTTCCCAAAGGTCAATTTGAGTGTCTTGAACCGACACGCCGCCGAACTGCTTCGCAAGTTCTTTGGCTTGCCCGATTGTTAGATCGTCAATATTCATTTGCTTTCCTTTCAGTTTGTTTTGCTTTTAAACGGAACAATGAGGAGACCGTCCACGTCAGCGCATTTGTCAAAATTAATGACTAAAGGCTTGTCAATAAGCCCAATAAATTGATGCGGCGCTTTCATTTTTACAACGCAAGTTGAATGAGTGCCAATATTTTCTTCACGTTTTTTCTTTGTATCAGCGCATGCCGAAAGACAATATCCGTGATCGTTATTTCGCTTTATTGCGATTAATTGTTGATTAAAATCAAACCCAATGGAAACGCGGTCGCCGCATACCCAGCGCATAGCGCGCATTATATCTTCGTAAAAACGGATTGAAAGTTGCGCTCTATATTTGCCTTTTTTGCTGTTTGTAATGATGATCCGAATACCGTTTGCGTCATTCCGCGAACCACCATGAGACGGGTTGTGCCATTCAAAAGAAAAATTATCTTGTGTCATTTTCTTGCCTTTCGTTTTGTTATGGCCTGCATCCATTCTGCAAGGCCTGGGTCTGGATCTGTTATAATCCAATTTCGTTGCGCGCATTCAGCCTGCACGCGGTTCATAAATGCAACCATCTGGGCTTTGCTCATGTCGCGCGTAATTGGAAAGCCCCGTTGCATAATTTCCAGCTTGGTTGGGTAGTCAATCCCCATCATTGCGCTGTCATAGAACGCGCGGAAGCTGTCATCTTCTGCGCGCAGGATCGGCACGCCATGGTGAAGCTTCCACTCCGCTTGCACTTCTTCGGCGCAAACGTCGCCGCGTTGCTTCGCGACTTCGCTTGCCCATCGCCACATCAGCGCGTTTTGTTGGTTGGTGCGGTCCACGCCTTGCACCCACGACACGGTGACAGGGTAGGCCAATTTTGCCACCCACGCTTTCGCGCCTTCTGCGCTTTGAAAAACAGCCGTTGGCATCAGTAGTTTGTGCCGTTGCCGTCTGGTGCGCCTTCAAGCTGCGCTTTGCGATTGTTTGTGGCATCCTTCAAGTCCACAAACTGGCCATCTTTTAGCTTGCCTTTGGCGTCTTTAACTTCGTCCCAATAACCTTTAAGCGCATCCATGTCGCGCGCGGTCTTAATGCTTTTGATCAACCGACCATAAAAAGCTGCAGGGTCAAACTTTGGCTCATTATTCCCGACGTTTTCTCGGGACTTGTCATACAGGGCAAGGCCAAAAGTATTGCCATATGTGCGCAAGGCGCGCTTTAACGCATCCGTCTCTGCCTCTTTCACCGCGCTTTCGTGGTGATCTGCAATCGCGTTTGGCGACCCAATGCCGCTACCAACTGCTGCGCCTTCTTTGAAAGACTCTCCATTAACATAAACTTTTACCGTGCATAGGTATCCGACACGGAATTGCTCGTACTCACCATCTCTGCTTTCTAGCGTTACGGTTTGCTCAGATACCTTTTCAAGGCGCGTTATTTCATATGACCATCCATCTTCCCCAAAAATTCGATTAGCCTCCGAAACTACGTGATAGCCCTCAACGTAATCGCCAAACTTGCCGCGCGGTGCTTTTTTTATGTGCTGTGGCTCAAGTTTCTGCTGTAATAGCGGTTTTGCTTCTTCCCAATGCATTGGCTTTCCTTTCCTTTACCCCGCCAGATTACGCGGCGCGGGCCTCGTTTTCAATTACAATCTGCGCGTGATGATACAACAGCCGAGCGCGCCAGAACCGCGTAAGCGCAAAGCCTCGCACGTCGCGGTTGCAATGATCTGGAGTAAATGCGGCCCCAAAAACTTTACGCATTTGATCAAGCGCTATTTCCGCCATGTGCCGCGCTTTGACCGCCTGGCCTAAATTGTGCGGATCGTCAAACGGCTCAAAATCGGTGCGCGTGGCAATTTCGTGCTGATAATCGGCAATTTCCAAAGCAAGATGGCTTGCGATTGGCTTTTCAGTAATGATGCGACGCACGCAATGGCAAATGTCAGTGACCCACGGTTGCCCATGTTCGACTTTGGTTTTTGTCTCGCCCTTGCCCTTGCAGTAAATGCAATCAGGTGACGCGCCAAGATACGGTTGTCCGGGGATCGGTTTAGCTACAATCGGCATTTGGGTTCACTATCCTTGCGTTAATGTATTCGCTCAACGCCACGGCGTCGGCGTGCTGGTTGGCTTTAATGAGGATCTGGCGCGCGGCCTCGACCAAGATAAGCGCCTGTTGACGCGGTGCGCCCGTGTGCGCCTCCACGTGGCCTATAACGGCCTCGCGGGTGAGTTCCCTATCTGTAGCGTGCATTAGGGCCTTGCGGGCGCGGGCAGCGGCTTGTGCGGCGGCGGCAATTGCTGGTGTCATGTCGTTTCCTTTCTTGTGTTGCCCCGACCGAAGCCGGGGCGGTTGGTGTTAGGCAAGGATAAAATCGTCTTGCGTAAATGCCGATCCGTAAAACCTGCGGCCACCAGCGTTGAGCGCATCAAGGCAAGCCCATTCAGCATAATACTTGCCCCCAAACCCCTTAACGAAACGCCAAGCGCGAGTGGTGCCAAGCGGTGTAGGATCTTGCTCGATCCAAACGCCACCAGCGATTGAAGAAAATTTGGCGACAATGCCAGCGGAAGAAGAAAGAAAAGACATATAAAGCACCTCCATGCTAGGCTGCGAAATTGCAGCGATGTCTGTTTTTTTGTTTCTGCAATCAATATACAGCCAACAATTTTGGTCGCAAGTGTTTTTTTGGGCTTGCGGTTACTTTTTTTGGTATTATGCTAACGGCAGCAACAAAAGGAAGCACCATGTCAGAACTTAAAACCGATTTCACGCAAGAGGAACTTAACCGATTGGCCGAGCTTGTTACCCTTACAAGGGATGAAGACGGCAAATTGCAAATTGAAGATGTCTTAGGAGACATTCTGGGCAACGTTAAGGGCAACGTCGGGCGCAGCGTCATAGGCAACGTCGGGGGCAGCGTCACGGGCAGCGTCGGGGGCTACGTCGGGCG